AAAAAGAGGTTGTTGCCGTATCCGCTTGCCCGTCTGAAGCTGTTACAACATTTGAATAAGTTGTATTTGTGTTTGCGGGCACTGTTACATCTTGCGTTCCGTTCACCGTTCCTGGTTGCCCGGGTTGCGAAAAGCTTTGTGTTATACCAGCAACAACGATACTGCTTAAAGTAGCCGTATTGTTTTGCCTGTGTGCGGACCAACTTAATGTGCAATCAAATCCCGCATTGGCATATTCTAAAGTGCTGCCGCCCGTGAGCGTTGCCGTTGGCGGCTTCAGTCCATACCAAACTTTTGCTATGATTTGCGCTGCAGTTAAGTTGCTGCCGGGATCGTAGCCGACTTCTGTATTACTTGTTGTGAACGGCCCGGCCGTTAATGAACTTTCTCCGCCGCCTAAAACAGTTACTAAATCTGTGTTAGGGTTAAACAAATAAGCTGTGCTGCTGCACGTATCAACGGTTATATAAGCCCTGCGGTATTTGGTGCTATATTTATGGAAGTAAGACGTGTCAGGCGTTCCACATAAGCCGGGCAATGCAAAGGCACTATCAGCGCCCAAAGCGTCCGTAAAGTGCATGATACTATTTTTATTCCCTGTCGGCGGATTAATCAAAGTTTTCGTTTGCGCACTTGCCGCAAAGAATAAAAGAATTAAGATTATCGTTAATATATATTTCATTTGAAGTAAGTTAAAATGATTTGCCCTTCATAAACTCCGCCAACATTTGTAAAATCTAAATATGTTGGATTATCCGGATCCTGAATTACCTGGTATCTTGTATAAATAGTGTTGCTCTCAACGCACATCATCATTGTGTAAACCGTTTCACCACTTACCAACACATCTACAAATATTCCACTTGCGTCTGCCAATACTATCGTTTCTGCCGGGCTTGTGCCAACTCCACCGATTGCCCTATATAAAGAAGTTCCATAGCATTGATAATAAATACCGGCTACCCAAAAATATTTATTGAGTCGGTAAGCAGCATTGTAAACAAGTTCCATTTCGGCAAATGAAGCCCAGTCAACCCATGTAACGCCGGTAAAACGCCGCTCATATTCCTGCACCGGCTTTGGATGCTCTTCTAATCGGTTATCGCTGCGTATTATACTCATGGCTTAAAATGTTAGTTCTCCCGTTCCTTGTATTTGTACGGAATATGTTTCTACATCATTATAATTACCGGTATTAACAGCACTTGTAATAATTCCATAACCGCGATATTGCGCCGCTGTGCTATCTGTAAAGACAATTACCACCGGCTGTAAAGCGAATTGATATTCCCGTAATGTTGCCATATCCATGTTTTCGCCAAAGGTTGCCAAACCATCTACACTTACCGTCCAATTAATTGACAATGCTTTGAACTCAGAATATATGCCGCTCCCAAGCGTACTTACGCCTGCTGTTACTGTATTTGTCGTGAGCGTGCAGGTACGCGAGCAGCCTATGCCCTGCAATACCTCAGGTGAAGCGCTTATTGCTATGAATAATAAAACATCTTTACCCGCTATTTTGCTCATCGTTGCGTATCGTATAAATAAGTAAACAAATAAGTATTATCCAAATCGCCGTCAACTTCTCCGGTATCATATAGCTCATACAGGCTTGCCGTCCAAACGCACGTCATATAGTTAAAACTTGCTGCACCAAATATAAATCTTTTGCTAAACCTTTCAAGAAGTACTAAATTAATGACACGTAAAAGATTTATGCCGTTAAGGCCAAAGAAATCACCCTGAACAACCATTCTTACCACGCGCTGAATAAAGAGGTCGTTAAAGGTGTTTAGATCGCCCAAACGCCGCGCCTCTGTTACGCCCTGCCTATGCCATGATGAAGTTCGCGTGAAATAAATATTACCTATATCCGTTTCCTCTCCCGTGTCCGTATCGGTAAAATCAAAGTTTGTCAAAGCGTCTGTAAACAATGTGCCTTTAATGGTATTGCGCGGGCTGTCATCTAAGGAAACATCAAACTGCTCATTGTTTCTTATATCGGGCGTTTGTGAGTTATTATGCGTTTGCCCGATTATCTGAGTAGAATTATTTATGAACTGATTAAGCGTTAAGTTCAAATCTTTCCAATCCGTTGCATAAGTACCAAAGCCGCTTCCCAAAGTGTTGCTGTTGCCATCCACTTCAATCAATAGAACGCCTGAAGCCGGTATGAGAAATGGTGTTGTTGTTTCCGTGTTTGATAATAGATTATAAGGAAACCATGACTCAGCTTCACCGCTCTTATTTGCGGCAACGCCTGTTGGATCGCTGAACCAATCATTCGCGCTAAACGGCCCTTCCCACTCAGCAGCAACGCTGCTTAATATGTTTTGGTTTAAGCTGTAATAATCTCCGTCCTCAGTTATCAATATAAATCTTACCCAAAAATAACCATCGCTGTGATGTGTGCGAAAGTTCAACGATAAATCAATCGAGTCATTTTGCGAAACATTAAGCGGATTGAATTGTACGCCTGAATGTGTATCGAAATCCGAAGGCTTATGTATATATCTATCTGTTTCCTGTTCAGGCGTTACGTTTGTATCGGTAACAACCGTTAAATAACTTGTATCGCCGTTGCGTTGAATCCAATCGGGGAAGTAATCAGCAATAGAATATTTATCAGTCCTTATGCCCGCAACCGTTGAAGTGCTGAAAGGAATTGCATCCGCAGGTATTTGCAAACTTGCCTGAATAATTAACGGCGGCTGCTCATAACTGAACGTCTCTAAAGAAAACTTATAAGGCCGTAAAATAGTTTGTAATTGGTTTTCATTAATCGGATGGACTGCATAACCAGCAGAATACGCCCCAATATCAATTGAATCATCGAAAAATATTTCAGAAGCCGTTCCCCAAACTTCATCATATAAGGTCCCTGGCATTGTGCCGTCTGCAAATAAACGTACATCTCCCCATCGTATTATTTGCCAATAGCCATCCGCTTGCGTGAGCATTGAACGCAAAGCAAGTAAAACATTATTTAAAATATCATAAACCGTTTGCCCGGTTCCATCGCTGTTTATAAAATAAGAAGTTGGTAATGCTGTTTGCGGCAAAAGAGTAAGTTTGCCATCATCATCTCTATCCTCTGTACTGTTCTCAAATATATTTAGCCATACCTTATTTGATAATACCAGTCCTACCAGCGGCAACGTCCGCGAAAACAATTGCAGCAAAGTAAGCTGCACGTTCAATGGTTTGCCGTCATCACCTAAAAGATATTGACTTTGCAGCCTGCCTAATCCGTCATTCGCATTTAAGGTAATGATATGGTCAATATCTGTTATTGACTCGCTGCAGGAATCCAATTGTAAATATCCAGTCCACTTCTTTACACCTGCATAATAAAAATCAAGGCGCCAAAAGGTATCATCTTCGCTATAAAAAGTATCTAATGAAACGCCGTTTTGAGAATAAAATTGCGTGTTTGCTTCTGTTGCCTTTATGCCATAAGGTATTTGATTATCCTGCGCGGAACTGGAAAGAACAAAAGGATTATCTGCACCGGTTAAATATGTAATATCATCGGCAGCATCTTTTTGCAATAGCTGTACTTCGCAATCAACTTGCTCTCTGTTCTTGAATTGTATCTTGTATAATATTCCGTAGCTCATTAGTTGCGTCTGTTAAAGTTGCTGCCATAACTGCGTGAGGCTGCCGTTTGCGCCCTATTCTGTATCAATATTAAATCATTGCCTGATATGCGTGTATCCATTACAACAACCTGTCTGCCGCCTGCCATTCCTAATTCACCCATGCGGGTTAACGGAACCAAAGCCTCCGGACCCTTCTCTCCTATAATATGATTGCCCCATTGCGTTGGCTGCGTGAATATGCCGCCGTCTGCATGAAGCTGTACGCCTTTGTTTGCAACGATAGTTCCTAATGCTTCCAACGCAACACCCGCCGCTAATGCCAGATAAGGGTTAATAATAATTTGCTTAATGGCTAATTGTGCTAAAATGCCTACTTCGCCCAGTTTTATTAATTGCGCGCCCAATTCTTTTATGCCAGCGCCTAAAACTTGCGCAAGGGCGGCAAAAGGGTTTTTCTTACCTGAAATAACATTGCCAATACCTTCGCCAATAGCTTCAGCGCCATGTTGTGCCACATCAGCAACAATTTGATTAACGTTTGCTGCCAATGCTTTTGCGTCATCTAAATTTGGCTTTACATCAACTTTTACATCTAAAGGAATTGCAGGCTGTTTATCTAAAGCACTTTGTATCTGAGTACCTAAGCCATAAGTAGCGACACCAATATCTTTTTCAAATTTATCAAAGGATAGTTTGCGAAGTGCAGGCGTAAGCTCCTCAATAGCTGCCTTTACTTTTTTTAGTTTTGAAGGGTTAAGCAATACAAAATCATCAGCTTTTGCCTGCTCTTGTGTGAGGTCAGCAAGTGTATGACTATACCCATCTACAACGCCCTGCAATGTCGCAACCGCCGAAGCCTGATTTTTAAAGCCTGCTGTTGCCAAATCAATAGAAGCGCCGCCCGTATTGCCGAAATTTTTTAATAGCGCCAGCGTTTCATCCAATAGGGTTACGTTATCGTACAAAGGCTTGTTTTGCGCCGTAATCAAATCTTCGCTTGCCTTTGTAAGTAGGTTCGAATAAGCCTGAACCTTCGCCTTTCGTGCCAAAGCATCGGTTAATAATCCTATTGCATGAGCCGCTTCCTGAGAGTTTATGTTTTCCAGGTTCAGATTAGATAAATAACCGGGATATTCTTTTTTTAATTCCTGTAATGCACTTGTGCGCGCCTTAAGGCTTTCTGAATGATCTCGGGCAACCTGAACCAGCGCACTAAGTTTTGTTAAGTCCGTATTTAATTTTGCACTGCTTTCGCCAATCTCTTTATTAAATTCTGCTGTCCTTTCAGCCGCTTCTTTTTCAGCTTTCTCATATTGTTTTATAGTATCGCTAACAAGCAAAAAAGCAAGCCCTAAAGCTGCCATAGGCGCAAGCGTAACAAACAATTCCGTTGCAACTTCGCCCGCTGCTATCGCAATACTTTTAAAACTTTTTGTAATGCCGCTGGCAGCCTTTTCGCCCGACTTGCCAAACTGAATAATAGCATCCCGAGCCTGTGTAACACCTGTCAGAAAGCTTTGGTCAACCCTTCCGGATAATATTGCGTCCAGCCGTGCTATTTCTGCCATAGTATAAAATTAATTGTTTGCCGCCAACTTATTCATTTTTTCTGTATATGCCCGCGCCTTCTTAAAGAGCGCATCCACCTTGCGCCGCGTTATACCTGTATTATTTTGCCCGTCTATTTCCTCAATAGGCCAATACTTTTGGAAGTTATCCTTACCGCCTGCAATGCCGTAAATCAATTGCGTTTGCTTGCGTACAATAGCAGCTTCATAGGCTTTGCGCTTGCGATGACCTTTAATCATGCAATCAAACTCATGTTCTGTTAAACAATAATATTGATAAGGAGTTAAACCTAATTCACCAAAGGCGAATGAGTGAATTTGCCCGAGTGTTATGCAGCGTTTAGATTTGCGTTTTTTTTTGTTGCCTCTTCTATGCGCTTCCAGAAGTCAGAAGCTAAAAACTCATCAGTTAGCTGGTCAACGGTTGATTGTTCTGCGCCGCTTTCAATCCAGTTTATAATATCTTCAAAGGTTAATTTTTCATCTATTTGTCTGATATAACACCATGTTTTATACGCACAATAAATACAGGCGGTTCCTAAAGAATCCTGTGTATTTAAGCCTTTCATTAAAGAAAGCTGCTCAAAAGTATATTTAGTGAATTTGAAACCGGCAGGATGGAAACATTCAACCGTTTCACCTTTGCGGTTTACTTCAATACCTTTTATTTTTATTTCAACCATATTAGATGATTGTTTTAACGGCTACGCCCTGCATATTGAGATCCGCCGTAAAGCCAATTGGCTCATTGGTTGCAAAGTCCTGTTGAAAGTTTGAAATGAAAGCGTTGAAAACATATTGAATATCACCGGCAACGGGTGTAACGGCGGCCAGTTTCCACGTATAAGCCGGGCTTGATTGATTTTGTGCCGCTATCTGCAAAGAATAAAGATCATTGCCCGTTTGTATTGTGCTATCGCCAAAATCTTCAAAGCCTGCAATGCTGAATGATTGCGTTATGTTGCCGCCTAAGCTATCAGTGCCGCAATCTGATGTGGCGTCAATTACCGCCAAAGCTGATTTTAAAGATTTAGTTTTTAAACAGGCCACCACTTCCCATGTAGCCGGTGAAGCAACTGTTTCAAGTGATAGGGCGTAATATTGGCCCGTCTGCCGTCTCCCGCTCATAGTGTTTAAATTTATTAGTAAAAGTAAATAATTGTTTTATATATGTATCAATAAAATTTTACCTGATTAGAGTGTCCGTTAAACCCTGTTTCATACCGCGTCATATAAAGGGCGTATAAATCGCCGCCAATAACCAATGCCCGCACTTCAAATAAATCCGTTACGCCATCTATTTTGCCGCTATTGCCTGCATCGTTCAAATCCTGCCAATCTGTTTTTTGTGTGAATACTTCAGGAACGGCAAGCCAGTAAAATAAAGGCGTATCCTGAAAGCCAAAATCTATCGAAATAGGCAAATTGCCATCCTGATTAATTGATAGCGAGAAGTCGGACGGATCTGCGTTTGTATCTTGTACACCGTAATAAATATTGCCGCTGCTTATACTTGCGTCATCAACCCTTATCAAATGCCTGAATGATATTATCCTGTTAATAACTTTCTTTTCGCCATCGTTTAAACTTGTTTGCTCAATATCGTTTTGCGGCTTTGTGTCGAATACCTGCCCGCTCGTTATCTGCACGGAATGCGCCCGCACATTAGGAAAGATAAGCCCATAAAGCTGCGAAGCAATACTGTCCTTTATTGCGCCCGCATTGTTTTGTAACATTTTTGTAACGATAGTAAACTGTATAATGGTTGTCAGCATTGAATACAAATCATCGTTTGTGTCTGTGCTGAATATTGAAGTCAGTAAAAGGTAGTTGTCGGGATTTGGCGGATTTTCTATTGCAGGAACTTGTGAGTAATAAAGCGGGACCGGTGAACCGTCTATAATAATATTGCCGGCAATTAAACTAAAATAAGATGTTCGCAATTGTAAATTCACATCTACCATAAACCAAAGTTATTTTTTCTTTGCTGTATCTTCAATAATATCTTTTAGCCGTTTAACTAAGTCTTTTGTGGCGGCATTGTAAGCGGGAAAAAAGAAAGGTTGAGCGCGAAGGTTAAGCTGATATGGAACCATTGCCCATTTGCCTTTAATCTTAACCGGATGCTTCCCCTGTTTGCCCTGTCCTTTGAATTGTATTGCATAAGCCGCTAAATCGGGCGGCAAAGGGCTGATTGTTACTTTCGTTCCCGTTCCAAACTCCATGTAAGCCGAATATTTAGCCAATGCAGAAACCTGATAAAATAACGGTTGCCGTACTGTTACTTCAATGCTTTCTTTTAGTTTGGCTACATCTACCGGGGCAAGCCGTTGCGCTATGTCTCGCATCTCTTCTGCCGTTATTGCTAATTCGTTATCAATTTCCTGTTGCACTTCTTCAGGCAATGAATCAAACTTTGCAAGGGTTTCTGTTAATCCCTCTAATTTAAAAGTAAATGCCATTTTATGAAGTTGTGGCTTCTGTGCAGATTAAGACAATAAAGCGTTTGTAATCCTGTTCAATTACTTTCGGATCATTTACAATAAGTAGTTTATCTCCATACCCTATAACCGTTCCTGTGCTTATTGTTCGCGTATCCGTATAACGCAATTTGATTTCCCAGGCCGTTGTAAAAATATCCATTCCGTAATAAGCCAATCGGTTTGTACTTATCTCATTCACGCTCGCCCATGTGCTATATAAATCAGTGTAGCCAGTTGTGCCAATGCCGCCCGCACTATCAGTTAAAGTAATAGGAACCTTAACTGTTATCCTTCGCCTAAAGGTTGAGGGCATTATAGTTTCATTGTAAGGCATTACATCATTGCGTCAAACACGCGCCTGTATTTGTTGGTTAATTGAATTGCCGCATTACAAACGAAATCGGGATTATATTGCCGTACACTATCGCCGGCGCCAAAGCCCATCTTTTCACCACGGTTTTCATAATAAAAGAATACCTGCGCTTTGATTGCTGTCTTTATTGTTTCCGGCACAACATCAAAACCTGCATCATAAATCAATTGTACCCATTGTATAGGCGTTTCAATATACTTATATTGCAGCCCTAAAATAACAATGTCCTCAACTTCGTTGCCGTCTGCATCAGTGATTAATGTAGGATCAATATCGCTGTAAATAGGGCCGTAAGGCAACTCTATCCCGCCGCAATCATTCTGTAAAATGCAGATAATCCTTTTCTGTATAATTGATATGCCTAAATACTTTTCAAGGTTTTCGCGGGCCGCTGTAATGAAAGCGCTTATCAAAGTATCTTCCTCGTCAAAATCTATCTTGCAATATGTTTTCGCCTCTTCCAGCGTTACCGGCTCGCTCTCATAGCCATACACAGATGTACTTTCCTGCACATCCAACACAGCGTTAATTTGCCCGCGTGTATTGGTAATATTATTGTAGATGTTGGTATTTATCATTCAGATACCGTTTTAAGCCATTCATCATGTTGAGTTGTATGATAAGTTAATAGCTTTTGTTTAAGCTCCTTTTCATTTAATTCACCATCTATGCTTTGCTTTAAGACATTTATTTGTTTGGAATAATACTCAATATTTAAATCACAACTACTGATATTTAATTTTTGAGTCGCTATCCAAGCCTCCATTTGATTTTTATATAATATTTCAGATTCTGTCATAATATCATTTCTGTGTAGGTAAGCCTTTATATTCGCGCTTCTCTTTTTTTGGCTTTGGTACTTTCTTTTCTTTTATCATACTTTCAAGCATTTCTTTATTAGACTCGCCTGCGGCTTTTAGCATTGCAGGATTATATGATAAAGTTCCTTCCTTCATTTTCACTATATTTTCAATAAAATTATAGAAATTATTTAACTCTGAATCATAATTGTGCAAGATGATACGCGCGCGCCCTGCTGTAACAAAGTTTCTGTAAACATTTTCGTATTCCAACATGGCAATGCCATCAATGTAATCCCGGGTAGATGTTGCGTAAATAGCAGCTTCGCCGCAATTCTCTTTTAGCCCGGGTAAGTTGCTGCAAATAACCGGTATTCCGTTTGCCATTGCTTCGGCGGCAACTAATGACCAGCTCTCCGAAATTGACGGCACAATAATAATCCTGGTATCGCTGTAATCCATGCCTAAAGGCGAATAATGCCTGTAATTAATATTGTTCATAGGCATATACATTTGATTTTTATCATAACCGCCATGCACACCTAAAAAGGAATATTGAGGTAAAGCCGTTGCCAACGCCTTCAGCATTGCGCCGCCTTTGTTCTCGTTTGTGTTTACAAGTGTTATGTATTTACTGTAAAAATGATCAGTAACAGGAACGGGCTTTGTCGGCGGATGAACCACGATTGAAGGAATGTTTAACGGCATTTCTTTTGCCAACCAATGCGAATTATAAACAGCATAGCCGTTTGTCGGCTTTATATGGTTATTGTGGCAAATGTGAACAACGGGCTTATTAAAGCGCCGCGCAATAGTAACGCCTTCGTGTATGGCTACCAAGTGAATAATAACAATATCGCACCAATCGTATTTTTCTCCCAGCATCATTTTATTGCTTGCTACATTAACATTATTGAGCGTATAAGGACGCGGACAATCATCAATAGCAACCAAACAATCTTCGCTACGAGCGGCCAGATATTCAATAAGGCTTTGCATCATTTTATCGGCACCGGATGAGCTATTATTCCCGTAAGTGTAACAGTGTGCTAAGATTTTCATATCAATACAATTAATATCCATGCTATTGCTACAATCATAACAAATAGCAAAATAATTTCAGTCGGTTCGCGTTTCATATATGTAAGATATAATCTTTTGTCAATATTGGCCTAACCATTTCAAAATCCTTTTCACCTAATCTGCGGCTATACAAATGCACCTCTTTAGCCTTTAAGTTAAGCATTTCAAACAGGTAAATATTGCTGCTAAGAACGGCATGAATAATGGTCGCATTCTCAATAATGCCACTCCAATCAAGTAAAGTGTAATTAGGAAGTCTCTTTGAAAGAATAATTGGCAGCGTTATTTCTGTAATAGGGAAATCTTTACGGCTTGCCCCGCCATCGGTAATATTTCCAAATTCATTAAAAATTAGGCAATATTCCCCTTTAATATTCAACAATTCTTTTAACGCCTGTTCTTTATTCATATCCCTTTGCCAAAATAATTCACGCCACATTTCAGGATTAAGATTATACATTGAATATTTACTTGTCATTGCTTCGCTAAGGTTACGCGTCATATTCCAGCGCAAAGGTTTAACCAAGTAAAGTCCATATTGCCAATTATGGAAATGTTCATGCGGAT